AGCGCCGATTTACACACAAGGAGATTTTGATGCCGGAAGAAGAAACAAGGCTTGGAAAATTAAAATGGCTTGTTGTCAGGCTTGAGCAGGACATGGCGCTATGTGAAATAAAGGAGCTCGCACCGCTTGCGAGACAGTACCGCGAGGCCCTGAAAGAGATAGAGGAGATAGAAGGAGCACAGCAGAATGACGACGACATCTCGGAGATCCTGTCAGAGCGGGCGGCTGCTGGGAAGTCAGGAGCCGTGCGTTAGAATAGCCCCGATATACAACGAGACGGACGGACTCGACGCAGAGCGCATCCTCAGGAGCGGCGAACTGATACTTGACCCGTGGCAAGGCTTGGTGCTTTGCGACTGGATGGCTATCAGTAACGGCAAATGGCTGTGCCGCACTTGCGGCGGCAGCGTCCCGAGGCAAAACGGCAAGACCGGCCTGCTTGAGGCAAGAGCTGAGGCGGGCATGATTATGTATAACGAGCAAGTAATCTATACGGCTCATTTACAGAAAACCGCGACGGAGACATTTGAAGAGATGGCTTCGTTTTTTGATACTCCGAAATTAAGGAAGTATCTGAAGGACATCAAAACGGCGCTCGGACGCGAGCAGATAATCCTGAAGTCGGGCGCGAGGGTCAAGTTCCTTGCGAGGACCCGAAACGGCGGACGAGGTCAGCATGGCGATTTGCTGATATTCGACGAAGCGCAGGAACTCAGCATAGAAGCCCAGGCGTCTTTCATTCCGGCAATATCGGCAAGCCTTAATCCGCAGACAATCTATGCGGGAACGCCTCCTGACCCGTCGTCAGACGGCTCGGTCTTTAGGGGCATCCGCGACAAGGCGATAGGCGGCGGAACTCAATCGACTGCGTGGTTCGAGTATTCGGTCGAAGAGATCGGGGATGTTGCGAACCGCGACAGATGGGCAGAAACTAATCCCGCTCTCGGTCGGAGAATACTGCCGACGACCATCGAGGGCGAACTTGAACAGATGCCGGCGGACACATTTGCCCGCGAACGCTTAGGCTGGTGGACGCCTATCGTCAAGCATGAGCTTGATTATGCAATCAGCAAAGAGGTGTGGGAGGCTTGCAAGTCGACCGAGCCGAAGCCTGAGGGCAAGACCGCATACGGCGTCAAGTTCAGCGCAGACGGCGCGTCCGTGGCGTTATGCGGTGCGGTCATTCCTGATAATGGAACGGCGCGCATATCGCTGATTGAACTCAGACCGACCGGGCACGGCATCGGGTGGCTCGCCGAATGGCTCAATGAAAGATACAACCGCGCGTGCTGCGTGGTCATCGACGGACGCAACGGCGTCGACGTGCTTGTTGAGCGCATCGCGGACACATGGCGCATGAAGGGGTCTGTTATCAGGCCGTCAACAAAGGATATGATCGCGGCAACGAGCACGCTCACGAACGCGCTGAACGAAAGGTCGGTGTCGTGGTTTTATCAGCAGGAGGCACTAAACGACAGCGCGATAACATCAGTCAAGCGGCCCGTGGGCGGCGGCTGGTGTTTCGGCGGCGACAACTCGATACCGATCGAGGCGGCGTCGCTTGCATTATGGGGAGCGCAGAACAGCAAACGGAACCCCAACAAGGTGATGAGAATTGGGTAGGCCAATGGAGACAAAAGCATTAAACATCAACAGCATATCAGGGCTCCCGAAGCCTGAAGAGGAACTGCTCAAGCAGCTTGTGGGCATATATAACAGCCACTTGGGAGCCAACAAGAAGAAACGAAAATATTACGAGGGGCACATTCTGCTCCGGGACGTAAATCTCGACATCGCGCTGCCTGACGGCTTCAGCGGTCTCGAGATCGGTTGCGAATGGGGCGCAAAGTGTGTCGACGTTCTCGCAAGCCGCTCAATGTTCGACGGATACGTCAGCAAGGCGGGCGGCAAGGCGTCCGAAATGAACGACATCCTCGAGAGGAACGGGCTGTGCGACCAGTACATGAAGGCGGTCAGGGACGAGCTGCAATTCGGCAGCACGTTCGCGACTCTGTCGGCTGACCCCGACAAGAAGTGCCGCATCAGGTTCCACTCGCCTATGACGGCCTCGGCAATATGGGACGGCGAGCGCGGGCAGATAGCTGCCGGCCTCGCGATAGTCGATGTCGGGCTCGATGAGGCGAAAAAATCATACAGCCCGAAGGCGGTCAACCTATATACCGACACGGCGATATGGGAACTGCATCGGGATGGGCAGAAGTGGACGGCGAAAAGGCACGAACACGACATGGGCAGACCGTTAATGGAGCCGATGGTGTGGAACGCAACAAGCATCAAGCCGTTCGGACGCTCAAGGCTGAAGGAGCCTATCAGACGGCTCATCGACTGCTATGTCAGGACCATCGCGAACGCGACCATCGGGCTCGAGTTTTCGACCACGCCGCAGAAGTATCTGCTCGGGCTGACGGACGAACAGTTCGACACGGTCGTAAATCAGAAGTTCAAACAGTACATCGGCAGCATCGTCGCCTCGACGGTCAATCCCGAGACGGGCGAAAAGCCGACGTTCGGACAGCTTCAGCAGGGCACCATCGAGCCACACGTTCAGATGATGCGGCTCCTTGCGACGCAGTTCAGCGCAGCGACGGGGCTGACAGTCACGGACGTCGGTGTCGTAAACGACGCGAACCCGACAAGCTCCGATGCGATACTCGCGCAGTCGCAGACGTTGGTCTGCCTTGCGGAACAGCTGAACGCGAGCAACGCGCAGTCGCTTGTGACGATCGCGCGCATGGCGCAGGCGATAGCAAACGCAAAGACGCTCGACCAGCTGACCGAGGAAGAACTTGATGTCATTCCGCACTTTAAGAACCCGGCGATGCCGTCTGTCGCGGCAACAGCAGACGCGGCGGTCAAGATCGCATCGGCGCGTCCTGAGTTTGCGGGAACCGACACGTTCCTGGAGATGATAGGCTTCAGTCAGGCCGACATCAGGCGCATCAAAGCCCAGGAACAGAGAGAGCGAGGGCTTCAGGTCCTTGAGGAGCTTGAATAATGGCAACCGTATCAAGGAAGGCGTGGAACAAATACATCGCGGATCTCCGCAAAATAAGCGACAAGGCGGCAGATGAGGCCGAGAAGTACATCAAAACGCACTCGATAATGTCGCCGGCTGAAATGCAGAGGTTCATCGAGTACGCATATGCACTCGCGACGAAATACGGCGAGGCGGCGGGTGCGCTTGCCTGCGAAATGTATGACGCACTCGCGGCGCTGTCGGGCGCAACAGTCCCTCCGGCGATACCGGCACAGACTGCGACATACGGCGACATCGCAAAGGCGGTCTATGGGACATATAAGATGAACCCCGAGATAACATCGAGCGCCATCGGGCGGCAGGTCAAGCTCGTCGGAGTGGATACCATGCAGCAGAACGCGCTGCGAGACGGCGCAGAGTGGGCGTGGATACCATCGGGCGACACTTGCGCGTTTTGTCTGACGCTCGCCTCAAGGGGCTGGCAGAGGGCATCGAAGAACGCCATCAGGAACGGGCACGCCGAGCACGTCCATGCTAACTGCGACTGCACATACGCGATCAGGTTCAGCAACGACATCGACGTCGAGGGCTACAATCCCGACGAATATCTCGAAATGTATGAAGGCGCGGACGGAGATAGCCCTGAGGGGCGAATAAATGCCCTCAGGCGCGAGTTTTATGCAAAGAACAAGGAAACTATCAACGAACAGAAGCGGAGCGCATACGCCAAAAGAAAAGAGCGCAACAGCTCCGCGGCAGAAGAAACCAATGTTGATTAATGGAGCCGTTCGGCTCCTTTTTTCATACAAATTTTACGCAACTCTCAGCGGTAATAGGAGGTAAAAAATGGCAGACGAAATGACTGCGAAAACAGAAACCACGGCAGAACAGCCGGAGCGCACTTTCACTCAGGCAGAGCTCGACGCGATCGTCGGCGACCGCCTCAAAAGGGAACGCGCAAAATATTCGGATTATGACGATTTGAAGGCAAAGGCGTCCGCGTTCGATGCCGCAGAAGAAGCAAGCAAGACCGACCTTCAGAAGGCGACGGAAAGAGCGAACGAGCTTCAGTCTCAGCTCGACGCGCTGACGAGGGCAAATCAGGAACGCGATCTCCGCGAGCAGATAGCGAAGGAGACGGGCGTCCCGGCAAGTCTGCTCCGAGGCGGCAACGAGGATGACCTCAGGGCGCAGGCCGAGGGCATCAAAGGGTTCGCCACGGCCTCAAAAGCGTCATATCCGACAGTCAGGGATGGCGGCGAGACATCAACGCCATCAATCACAAGAGAGCAGATCCTTTCGATAAAGAGCGAAAAGGAACGGCTCAAGGCAATCCGTGAAAACATTGAATTATTCAAATAATGGAGGAATTTAAAAATGGCAAATCTGGCAATTCAGGCGCAGGCTCAGGAAGTCAATGCAGTAGTTAAGTTCGAGTCCGACCTTCACAATCTGCTCGCACTTCTCGGAAAAGAAGATGTAAACGTAGTAGCACCGGGAACAGCTTTCAAGATCTATAAGAGCTCCGGCACACTCAGCGCAGCAACAGTCGCAGAAAAGGCACTCATTCCTGACAGCGGCATCACTATGGACGACGGCACACTCGTCGAGGTCGACTTCAACAAGTTCAGAAACCTCGTATCAATCGAGAAAATCGCAAAGATCGGATATGACAGAGCAGTCGGCGGAGCTAACACAGAGCTCATCAGGCAGGCTCAGGCAAAGGTGAGACAGTCCGTCATCGCCGCAACAAACGTGACCGGCACCGGCACAGCAACAGCCACAACATTCAAGGCTAAACTGGCAAGGGGCGCTGCATATGTCGCAAAGAAGTTCGAGGACGCAGTTTACAGTCCTATCCACTTCGTAAATACTGACGACGCCTATGATTACCTCGGCGCTGCTGACGTCACAATTCAGAACGCCTTTGGTATTCAGTACATCGCTGACTTCATGGGCCTCGGCACAGTAATTCTCGACAGCAACGTAACAGCCGGCACAGTATTCTCGACAGCTTGCGAGAACCTCGATGTCGTTGCTGCTAACTGCGCTATGATCGACGGAATGGAAATGACCACAGACGAGAGCGGCCTCATCGCTGTCCACGTTTCGCCTAAGTATGAGAACGGCGCGATCGAGACAGTCGTTTACTCGGGCATCAAGGCTCTGCCGGTATTCGCTGACAGAGTATGCAAGGTCACAACAGCAGCATAACCAAGAGGTGACATCATGAAAAAGGCGGCAGTAATTGTCCCTTTCGATGATTTGACAGAGGGCGTTCACAGAGAACCTGGGGACGCCTTTCTCGTTGAGGATGAAAGGGGCGAATATCTCGCGGGCCTCGGCCTTGTGTGGCTGAAAGAAGCACCAAAAAAGAAAACAGCGAAGAAAACAACAAAGTGAGGTGACGGCGATGGCATATGCAACGATAGCAGACGTTCAGAGCAGAATGACAAGACAAATGTCGAGTACAGAGCAGGGCGTCTGTTCTAATCTGTTGGACGATGCCGCTGTCATAATCGACGCCTACAATCCATCGGCTGAAATGGAGAATAAACAGCTCGTTTCGGTCCGCATGGTCATAAGGGCAATAGGGGACGGAACGGACGCGGGCATCCCGATGGGCGCGACTCAGGGCTCGATGTCCGCACTCGGCTATTCACAGAGCTGGACTATCGGCGCAGGCTCAGTCGGGGAGCTTTATCTCGGCAAGCTCGAGAAGAAGCTGCTCGGAGCGTGCAACCGCATCGGCTCATATAGCCCCGTTCAGAGACACGCACCGACGGAGGACGAATTATGCGAGGCATAATGGTCACACTATACGACAGAACGCAGACGGGAACCGACGAACTCAACAAGCCGATTTACTCGGAGACGCCGGTCGCCGTCGACAATGTTCTCGTGGCTCCGTCCGAGGCGGTCGAGGTCGTTCAGCAGATAAGTCTGGACGGACGCCGTGGCGAATACGTCATGGGCATCCCGAAGGGCGACACGCACGAGTGGTCTGCGGGCAAGAAGGTCAGCTTTTTTGGGGCTGACTGGCGCATCATCGAAATGCCGACAGAGGGCATCGAGTGGCTGATACCGCTCGGATGGAACAAAAAGGTAAAGGTCGAGAGATATGAGCAAGGTTGATTTTAAGCTGAACCGCACGGGCGTGCGCGAGCTTCTGCGGTCTGCCGAAATGGCGGGCATCTGTCAGGAGCACGCGAACCGCGTCAAAAACGCGGCGGGCGATGGCTACGAGGTGACGGTCTACACGGGGCGAAACCGTGTGAACGCATCCGTCCACGCCGAAACCTATGAAGCCCGCAGGGACAACTACGAAAACAACACTCTGCTCAAGGCATTAGGAGGCGGCTAATGATAGCAAAACAACTTCTTGATTATCTCGGCTCTGTTCTCGATGTTCCGGTCCGCATGGAGGCGCCCGAGCAGACAACCGGCTATGTGCTGATTGACCAGACGGGCAGCAGCCGCACCAACCACATAATAACGACCACGCTTGCGCTCCAGTCATACGGGGCGACGCTATATGAGGCGATGCTTCTGAATGAAGAGGTCAAGGCGGCGATGGTCGGCTTCGCTGAACTCGGCAACATAACAAGGGTCGAGCTGCAAACAGATTACAACTTTACGAACACGGCAACAAAGCAATACCGCTGGCAGGCCGTGTATTTAATTACTCACTATTAGGAGGCAATAAATGGCACAGACAGTAGGAAACGTCAGCGCGGGTAAGCCGGCGATCGGTGGTGCGATTTACAGAGCCGCATCGGGCACAACTGCACCAACGGACGCAACGACTGCACTCGCCGAGGCTTTCAAGGCTCTCGGCTACTGCAGCGAGGACGGGCTGACAAACTCTAACAGCCCATCGTCTTCGGACATAAAGGCTTGGGGCGGCGACACCGTTCTGAATATCCAGGAAGAAAAACCTGATACATTCCAGGTCACTCTCATCGAGGCTCTGAACGTCGAAGTCCTGAAAGCCGTATACGGTTCGACAAATGTCACCGGCACGCTCACGGGCACAAGCGGCGTCGCG